GATTCTGGAGAGCAAGCGGTAGCATTAGAGCAAGAACTTGATAATGAAATACTTACCAATCCTAAGTTAAAAGGATTTATGAGTAAATATATTCAAGGAGACCTGTTTACCCCTGAAGAAGACTTAAGAAAGGTAGATGTTAAGTGGTCTAGCCCAATGCAGGTGTTAGCAGTACTTAAAACATTTGTACCTACACTTGAGAATGTAAATGGTAAAGAGCTTTATAAGTATAGATATAAATATCCTCTAATAGGTAAATATATTGACTATAAAGAAAAAATGAAACTTGCCACTAGTTATGGTGATGGGTTTTTAGATAATGTACGTATTGATGGTGCTATCCACACTTCATTTAATCAGATTTTAAACACAGGTCGCGTAGCAAGTAACACTCCTAACATGCAGCAGATACCTGCTGATAATAAGTTTAGGAATTGCTTTGCTCCAAGTGATGAAGACTATGTATTTGTCTCAGCAGATTATAGCTCGCAAGAGCTGTGTATCATAGCTGAAGGGTCAAAAGACCCTGTATGGCGAGATGTTCTAGAAAAAGGACAGGATTTACATAGTGTCTGTGCCGATCTGGTTTATGGAGATGAGTGGTTAACAAGTGCAGAGGACGGTTGTGCTTATCTTTCTAATAAAGAGAAGTGCGACTGTCCAAAGCACAAAAAACTAAGAACCAATGTAAAGACTATCAATTTTGGTCTTGCATACGGTATGGGACCTCATAAATTATCTTGGACTCTTAATATTACACAAACTGAGGCAACTGAGTTAATTGACAAATATTTTGAAGCGTTTCCTTCTATTGGTAAATTCTTAGAATCTTTAGGTAGATATGGCACAAGTCATGGTTATATCAAAACTTATGCTCCTATTAGACGCATACGACATTTTGATAATTGGTCTCCACATCTTGCAAATGATATGGATGGTGCTGCCTTTAAACTATTAGGCAGTATAGAACGTGCTTCTAAAAATACTCCTATCCAGGGTACGGGAGCTGACATGACCAAGCTGGCTATGGTTTATATCCGTGACTATATTAAGTCTAATGATATACCTGTTAAAATGGTTATGACTGTTCATGACCAAATTGATACACTATGCCATAAAGACTATGCGGAAACATGGCGGGCAAAAATGTCAGAACTNATGGAAGCTGCGGCTACTGTGATATTGCCATCAGGACTACTAAAAGCTGAGGCTAATATTAGTACTCAATGGGAAAAATAATTATATTTACAAATCCTTAAATCTTATGGGACACATGAAAGTGATTCACTCACTCAGAAATTCTTTGAATCTGAGTGAGGACGAACTGTTGTATTTTGAAAAAGTAGTGAAAGATGCTATTGATTCTGGACAACAAGAAATTTATTATAAAAACCAAAAATTAGACACTAATTATGCTAAATATTTAATGCAATACTACAATAACAATGCAGACGGAACTCAATTTAAACGACCAGAAGGACAATGAACAGAGAGATCATCTAAATGCTTGGGCTAAAAGCGGTTATAAAGGCACTTCTATTGCTGCTACTGGTCTAGGTAAAACTAGAATGGGAGTACTCGCTATATCACATAGCATTAAAGATGGTGGTAAAGCTCTTGTTATTGTTCCTACAGAAAATCTAAGAGATAATGAATGGCAAAATGAATTTGAAAAATGGGGACATAGTAATTTATTACCTCATATAGAGTTCTTGTGCATTCAGTCTGCATATAAATTAGAGAAACATCATTGGGATATTGTAGTTGTGGATGAAGTCCACACTACACTATCTTATGAATACAGAAAATTCTATGATAATAATACCTGGGATAAAATATACTGCCTTACTGCTACTCCCCCTGAAAATGAAAGCCATTTAGAGATATTAGAGTCTTTTGCACCTATTGTAAAAAAGACTGATCTTAAGAAGGCTAACAATCTAGGGTTAATTGCAGATCATAAAGTATATAATATAGGAGTAAGCTTTACACCTATGGAGGCTCTGGAATATAATAGAATAGATGTTATCTATAAACAAGCAGTAGATAATTTAGGAGGACCATTTGATGCGTTTAAAAATGCTGCTAAATGGAAAACTTCTAAAAATAGAGACAAAGCAAAATGGGCCAATATATTTTATATGGCCATGCAGAAAAGAAAGAACCTTTGTTATAATGCTGCAGCCAAAATATCATTGTCTAAAGATATTCTAAGTAAATTTTCAGATAGAAAAGCACTTGTATTCAGTGAATCTATTCAGTTTGCTGAAAGACTGCAAGAAATATTAGGAGATGAATGCATTACATTTCATAGTAAACTCAATAAGAAAGCTAGAACACTGGCTTTAGAGGAGTTTGCGGATGAGAGTAATTCTAAAAGAGTAATAAGTTCTGTTAAAGCTTTAAATGCAGGATTTAATGTACCTGATTGTTCCTTAGGAATATGTACAGCAGGTAGCTCAAAAGCTTTGGATAATATTCAAAGAAAGGGCAGAACTCTAAGAGTTCAAGAAGGTAAAAATTCCATATACATTAATCTTTATGTTAAAGGAAGCCAAGAAGTAAAATGGGTTCGTAAAAGGACAGCAAAAGATCATAATGTGAAATGGATTGATAGTATTAACCAAATAATTATTTAAAATGAAGAGATGAAATGATAGCTTTCGGAAAAACTTTTATGGATATATTGGTAGANGCCAATATGTCTTTAACTCAGTATTTTATATTGTATTGTTATGTGTATGACAAAGAAGAATTACTAAAAATACACACTAAAACTTTTGGCCCTTTTAAAGACGATGATTATTTTCTATTAAGAGACCAGAAATATATTACGCTTTATGATGATAAATGGATACCAACTGATGATGGTGAAACTTTTATCAAAAATCTTGTAGATAGTTACGCAGACCAAAAAGCTGATAATCCTTTTCTAGGCGAACAGGATCTATCAGGATTATCTGATGATGTTTACAAGAAAGAGTTTGAGCAGTTTCTAAGTACTTATCCTACTAAGGTTATTCGTTCTAATGGTAGAACTGATTTTCTAAAAGAAGGTACAAAGGAAATAAGAAGACTATATCTTAAATTCATTCAAGACAAACAAACTACTGCACAGGAATTACAATTAGCAGTTAGCTATTATGTAAAAACTTATTCAGATAATGGTAATATGTCTTATATGAAAACCTTAAAGAATTGGCTAGGCCAAGAAATTTGGAAAGATGTGCTTAAGTATCAAGAAAACCTTAAAGCCACTGGGCAAGATAAAACTGTAGACTATGGAGGAAAAATCGAATGAGAAGGGCTTAGAGTATAATCATATACATAAAGCCAGTGCGGATGCTCTGAAGTATATGGATTTAAGAAGAAAAGGTAAGATCCGCTCATTGAAAACTTGTTGGAAGAAACTTAATTCTAAGCTAACAGGTGGATTTGAGTGGAGAACCATAACTACTATTGCTGGTATGTCTGGCTCTGGTAAATCTTCTATGGCTAATCAGCTTGAAACTAGTCTTTTTGATGAAAACAAGCATGAGACTTTTTCAGTATTGTCTTTTAATTTCGAGATGGTAGCGTTTAAGCAAGTAGGCAGAAAAATATCCTCTAAAATGGATAAGACTGTCACAGAACTATATTCTGGTAATTCTAAATTATCAGATGAAGATTTCAAAAAAGCTGAAACGCATGTAAATTCTGATATTAAGACCTATGATGTCTATTATGTAGATGTCCCTGGTTCAGTAGAAGAAATTTACAATACTATTTTGAAGTTTCATGAAGAGCAGAAAAAGATAAAAGGCCCATATTATGGTACCGTAGTATTTCTAGACCATACTTTATTGACCAGAGGTGCTCAAGGAGCATCAGAGCGTGAAATATTATCACGATTATATAAGATGTTTATGTTGCTAAAGAAGAAAATAAAGTGTATCTTTATAGTACTAAGCCAATTAAATCGTGAAATAGAAAAGTCGGAAAGACTTACTAATCCTATGCAGAATTATCCTATGAAAAAGGATATATTCGGTAGTGATTCTGTCTTTCATGGCTCTGACTATGTAATCATCAGTCATAAACCTTTTATGCTCAATTTGCAAACTTATGGACCTCCTAAACTTCCTATTCTAAACCCATTAGATAATACGCAAGCTATGATCTATTGGCATATAATTAAGAATAGAGATGGTGAGAGCGGCTTAGTTCTTAGTATGTTAGATAATTTAAAGCATAATAAAATCGAAGAATACCAACAAATAATAAATCCTTAAATGAGCCAAGAAATTTTAATTATAGGCGAGTCTGGTAGTGGTAAATCCACTAGCCTTGAAACACTGGACCCAAAATCTACCTTTCTTATTAATGTTGCAAAGAAGCCAATGCCTTTTAGAGGATGGAAAAAGAATTATACTCTTCTTACAAAAGAAAATCCAACAGGTAATTATATTGCAACTGATAATGCTCCTACAATAGTCGCTACTCTTAAGCATGTAGATGCTAATATGCCTCACATTAAAACTGTTATCATTGATGATTTTCAATATGTGATGTCTAATGAGTTTATGCGTAGAGCAAATGAGCGTGGCTTTGACAAATTTACCGAGATAGGTTTGCATGCATGGGAAATTGCCAATGCAGGTAAGAATATGCGTGATGATATTACGTTTGTAATGATCGGCCATGCAGAAGCTTCTACTGATCTTCAAGGTAATAGAAAGCTAAAGTTCAAGACTATTGGAAAGCTAGTAGATGACAAAGTAAATATGGAGGGTATGTTTACTATTGTTCTTTTTACAGATGTAGAAAGAGATGCCAACGGTGATATTAAACATTATTTTGTAACACAAAGTGATGGTACCACTACAGGCAAAACCCCAAAAGGAATGTTTGAGGACCTTAAAATCCCAAACGATATCAATAATGTAATTTCAACAATTAATAAATATTACGAATGAGATTAGTAGGTAAAAAAGTAGAACGAATGAATAAGTATGGTGATGACCTGTGTATTCATTTGAAAGACAAAGGAGCTATGAAACTATCCCCAGCTCTTATGTCTAAATTAAACATTGCAAAAGGCAAGAACAAGATAGGATTTGCATATGCAGAAAATGAAAATGAGCATAATTATATCTATCTTGCGCCTGATAACAATGGTTTAGCTGTAAATAAGCAAGGCATTGCCAAGAATATTCCTCACAATCGTGATCTAAGGAATGTATTAGGCCATTCTCCTGCAGATACAGTTAAAATATTTGTAGATTCGGACCCTACAACTTTTATAGAATATCCTGACCATGTTTTCTTTAAACTGATCGTTAACGGAGAAACTGTTACTACAACAGAAGTGGAAGAAGATACCTGGGATACAATAGAAGAAACAGAGGAAGAATCTAAGCACGGTATTCCTGGAACAGAAGGAGGACATCAGTTCACACCTGAAGAAGAATCAGTAGATTCAATGGATATATTTTAAATTAAATTATAATAACAATCATGTATACAATTAACGAAAATCTAAAAGTAGATACTTCAGGAGGCTCATCAGCTATTCCTGTAGGAATTAATGAAGACGTAAGCTTTGACGGGGTTACCAAAAAACAAGATAAAAATGGTAAATCGTATCTAAGCTTTTCTTTCAAAGATTCAGAAGGTAATGAACTTATGCATAATGAGTTTGAGGTTAATCCTGACTATGTTACTCCGAAAGAAGGGGAAACCAAAGAAGATGCGGTTAACCGTAGAGTAAACAATATGCTTATCAGAGTAAAGCATATTTGTACTCAGTTTATTCCAAAAGATAAGTTTGTAGTTTCTGGAGCTACATATGATGAGTTTTGTAATAATCTTATCAATCTAATGAGCACTGCAAATACAAGCGCAAAGCTTAGATTGAAAGTTGTACTTAACTATAAAGATTATAGCAGTCTTCCAAACTTTACTCCATTTATCGAAAATGTAGAAACTCACCCTACAACTAGTCTTAAGATTAATCCTAAGTATGATAAGATGGAGCCTGACACTGCAAAAGCTTCTACAGAGGCAGCATCAACTGACGAAACAGTTCTTCCATTTTAAAGTGTAGATATGTATGATTCAAGGAATATAAACATTCCTAAAAAACTGACAAAAGAATTGATTTTGAGTCAGGTTAGTGAATCTTACATAATGAGGCATTATTTAGGGTTCGATTTCCAACTTAATAAGGCATATAAAAGCCCATTAAGGAAGGAGTCGAACCCTTCTTTTGCTTTATACTATAATGGAGAGGGGTTATTAAGATTTAAAGATTTTAATGGAGACCAAGGATCGTGTTTTGATCTAGTAATGGTATTATTTTCTGTAAATTTTACAGATGCATTAAAAATTATTGCAAGAGATTTAAATATATTAGACTCAAATATAGAAGCATCTAAAATAGAATTAAAAGAATATGATAAAATTGAAAAATTTGATGCTGCAAANCATTTAATTCAATTTAAACCTAAAAAGTTTAGTAAAAAGGAATTAGAATATTGGGATCAATATAATATTACACAAGATATACTTACAAAATATAATGTATATGCTGCAGAATTTGTATTTCTCAATAAAAAATTAATCTTAAGATCTTGGGAAACTAATCCTATCTTTTGTTATAAATTTCATAGTGGAAATGTAAAAGTATATCGTCCTTTATGCTTTAAAGGAGATATGAAATGGTTAAGTAATATAGACTTTGAAGATGTTCAAGGACTTGAAGCTTTAGATTTTAGCAATTCTACCTTAATTATAACAAAGTCACTTAAAGATGTAATGTGCTTACATTCTTTAGGTTATAGTGCGATTGCCCCTCAAAGTGAGAACACTAAAACTCAACATCAATTAATTAAAGATATAAGTGAGAATTTTGATAATATATTTATTTTATTCGATAATGATGAAGCTGGAAAACTAGGCGCAAAAGAATTAAATGAGTATATACAAAATGCAAAATGTATCTTTATACCTGATGTAACATGTAAAGACATTAGTGATTATATATCTAAATATGGTATAGAATCCACAAATGGTTTATTAAAGAAATTAATATGAATGAGAAAAAANTATGGAAGGTAGTAATACCTAATTATGAAGATAAAATTCCTATTTCTCAAAAAAGAAGAGCCAAGTATTATAAAAAATCAGATTATACAAGTAAGAAAATGCCTAAAAAGCATATTTCAAAAATAAAATCTGGGCATCTTCATTTTGATAAACAAGGTTATTTAGTAGACGATAATAAAAATAGAGTACTAGCAAATCCGCTTGTAGCAGGTAAGCCTAAATATTGGACAATCAATGGTCAAAGAATATACGATGGATCGTTGCATTATACTGCAAGATCAAAAGTGGCGCGTTGGATGCATAAATATTTAGGAGAATTTATAGAACAATTACCTGTTATAAATATACCTTCTGGGTGCTATCTTAGAGTATGGATAGACATGTATAAGCCTGAGGATAAATTAAATTGGGATTGCGATAATCAATGGCCTTGGACCAAATGGTTCTTAGATACATTAGTAGAAAAAGGTAAAATACCCGAAGACAGTGTAGAATATGTTAGAAGTTCTGGACAAATTACTTTTGTCCCTTCTGATGTACGTAAATTAGTTTTTAACATACAAATAATTTAATATGTATAATATAGGAGGTACACCAGTACAAAACCCTGGTAATAAAATGAATGAGCATGTAATGAGTGTTTCATCACTTAATTTATTTGCTACTTCTCCTAAAAANTATCAGCAGCATATTCTTGCTCCTGAAAGAGTAGACACNACTTATTTTACAAAAGGGTCTGCAGTTGACTGTCTTATAACAGAGCCTGAAAAATTTGANGAAGAGTTTGCAGTAATGAAAATCTCCAGACCATCGGGAATGATGGGAGATTTATGTAAACTATTGGCAGATTATCAGGANGTTAATCATGACAATATACCTTTTGATGAGCTATTCAATGCTGCATATGTGGCAATAGGCTTTAAATTAGGTCTAGAAACGGTACGTAAGAAATTCAATGANNGTAAAAATGATTATACTAAATACTATAATTTTCTAATCTCCTCTAAAGGAAANAAAGTAATTAGTGCAAAAGAATTAGCTCAGGCTGAAGAAGTTGTACATATGCTTAAAACAGATTCAGAAACTAAAAAGTATATAGTAGATCCTGTAGCCCA